TTTGTTCTTTTCTCCATTTACACCTCCAGCAACAGCTCATCCATGCTTATGACTTCACATGGTAAAGTGTCTGCACAATAATCGCATTTGCCACAATGAATAGGCTCTATCTCTCCTTGTTTTAATGACTGTATCTTTCTAATGTTGTTTTTGACTTCGACCATGCGCTCATCCATCTTTGTCTGAGGGATTTGTATAATCTTAAGCCTTGGGTGTGGTATATTATCAGTCTTATCTTTGCTTATCGCTGCTATATAGAACGGCAATCTTTTTCCTGTGTTTTGCATATAAATCTCTTGATAGATAGCTCCCTGAAGGTCATAATGCCACCTCTCAATAAATGTAAGATGCTCCCCAGAATCTTTAACATAAAAAGTCTCAAACATTGATTTGACTGTTTTAAGATCAACTAACGCCACAGGCTCATCATTCTTATATGCCACATGGTCTATTTTTATCTTTACAGGTACTTTTGATATTTCCCCCGTCATGATGACCTGATGTTTTCCGCCTCTTACATAGCTCATGAACAATTTGTCCGCTTTTGCTCTGCTAATCATCTTTTCAGCCTGTTTATAATTAGCTTTTAATTCACCTTTTGTCTCACCTCTGGTAGAAAATAATTCCGGATGTTCTCTTTTAAATCTTCTTAGATTTCCCGTAAGAGCTTCATCTACATAGCTACCTATAAGAAGAGAATCGGTAACAGGTCTTTGGAACTCTCCTTTTATCTCAGCAAGCGCAGCCGCTTCACAGCAATCAGAATATGGATTGTAAAAGAGCTTATACTGGCTCGTTGAAACATATTTCATATTCATTTCTTGAGAATAATAATTCTTTTGAGAGAGTTTCCTTGGTTTACTCATTCTCAATTACCTCTGTTGCTTCAACATCAATCACATCCGCCATGACATTAACCGCTTTTTCAGGCTCCTTTATCTCATTTCCCTTTACATCAAAATCAGATCCATCCTCAAAGGCTTCAATCTGTTCTGCATTATCAAAGTTGAGGTCAATCAATTTACAAAGCCTTCTAAGAACCGTTTTCTTGCACATTTCACCATAGCTGTCCTTCCAAGCCTTAGAATTTGCTGCCTTGGAAAATGCCTGTCTTGTATGTTCAATCTCTGCTTTAGACATCGTATCGTATATCATTGAACCATCTTTATACAGGCAAACCGCAAAAGCTCCGATTATTTCTCCGTCATTAAATGTCTTAGGTCTGAAGTTTATCTTCTGCTGTCCGTTTTCAATAACTTCTTCAAATTCATCGCCTTCTCTTACGACTTTTGCATAAATATCCTTGATGGGATTTGAAGAGTATTTCTTGGCAAGTTTTATATTTCCCTTATAATCTGTCTGAAATTGACACTTATCACCGTAAGGAATCGCATAACATTCCCCAGAAAAGAAATCAAGTCCAAGAAATGCACCTTTAAGTAGTGTCCTTACGACTGTCGCAGGCTGGCACTTAGAGAAATCCGCTTGTCCATCCTGAAGAACAGTCATACAATTCTGTACAAACCTTTGCTTATTTAAGTCCGAAGGTAATGCAGCAATCTGTTTTTCAAGACTATCAGTTATCCCCTTATGTACTTCTACCAAGTAATTTTTATCTGTCGTTGCCATCTTCTTCCTCCTTTAAAGATTGGTATTGTGTATATGTAATTGCTTCACCCCCATGAACAATTGTTCTCGATATTTCACCATCATCAGAAGAAAAGATAATGGTCTTATCAGGTGTTATTGAAAGATGCAAAGATATATCGTTTTGCATCGAAACATCTACGAGATTTAAGAAAGTTTCTTCGTACTCATCGTATAATTGCTGGAACCAATCTTTTGTAATTGACATAAATACCCCTTTCTGCAATAATAAAAAACGAAAATATGATTGTGTGTCATGTTTTTAACTTAAGCCACGTAGAGAATTCTATGTGGCTCTCTCTTTATCTATAGAATCTCTGTCCGTAATCCTCAAAAAGAAAATCTCTGTTTTTCTTATGCCAGCTCTTTGTTTTACTTGTGACTGCTTCAAAATATAAAGCTCCCTGAGAAATATCTTTTCCGCCTTCAAGGTCAGCCAATGCAAGATGTGTTTCTTCTGTCGGCTCAGCCTTCTTTAATACTCCATTTCCTACTACTGCGAATTGATAGTAATTGCCGCATTTCTGATAGATAACGTCTTTAATCGTATCCGGAAAATTCTCATCATTTACACGGTTCAGTACTACATTCATTACCGCAAGCTGTCCTTCAATTCCTTGGTTCCCCGCCTCACTCCATGCTAATTTCATAAGAAGCTGTGCTTCGTCATAACTTAATTCGATGATCTTAGCAGAAGCAACATCCCGGTTACTTATATATGTGTTTTGCAAACTGCTTTGTGTTGTGTATTCGATTTTACTAATTGTTTCTGTGGATATTTCAGAGGAAGTATCCTCTCCTCTGGTGTTTATTGATAAGAACATAAAAATAAGAAAAAATAAAAAAAATAGAAGAAAAAGATAAAAAAGAATATGTAGGTCTTTATTACTCAGTAACTTTTTTAACGTATCTCGCAACGAAACCTTTTTCATTCATTCCTCCCGAAAAACTCACCTCATCACCTACCTGTAAATCATCAAGCCCACGTAAGCTGAACCAGTACGTCTCACCATCATATGCACTTATAAATCCATAGCTCTTATTTGGTCTGCTTTTCTTTACCTGTATTCTTTCGACTATTCCCAGCATAGTTACCTCTTTACTTTTGCTTTCTCTAAGTTTTTTCTGTCCAAAGACCTTATTACATCGTAAATAGCACAATCCTTTGGGATTTTCGCCTTAGTTATATCAATTACCTCACCAAACTTATTTACATTTATGACTTGCATTTTAGCCATTATTTATCCTCATAAGTAGAAAGATCATCAAATATATTTATTTACATCTGTATAGTATACTGTACACTCAATTCAAAAAAAGAGAATCCATCGGAACTTCAAATGCATCTGCTATCGCCTTTAAAGTATCAGTTGTTGTAACCACATCTTTTGTATTTTCAAGTCTTACTATATTAGCCCTAGATATGCCAGATTTCTTAGCAAGTTCGTCTTGCGTCCACCTTTTCTCTTTACGTAATTCTCTAATTCTATATTCCATTTTTTCGTTACCTCCCATAAATTTGATGTGTTAAATATATTATACAGCGCATAATTTATTAATCAACAATACTATTGCATTTTTGTGTTGAATTTATTAGACATTTATGTTAAGGTTTATTTATAAAATTATATTTTTGGAGGAAAGAGCTATGTCTATAGGCGAAATAATCAAGAAATATCGTCTGTCATACTGGGATGGTGCAATATCAATACGGTCTTTTGCTGCATTATGCGACCTTAGCCCGGCATATATCTCTTTATTAGAAAGAGATGCTTCTATTGTCCCAACAGTTGAAACACTAAAAAAGATTGCAAACACTATCGGTTTAACTCCTGAAGAACTTCTCAACAGAATAAATGAGGAATCAGAAGATGCTATTCCGGTAAAAGGAGCTTCAAAACTTGATCCTAAAACAGCAAAGCTTATCAAAATATTCAATAAGCTTCCTGATAATCGCAAAGATGATGTTTTGAACTTTGCAAACATGATATTTAATAATGAAACTAAAAAGAAATAAGAGGTAATTTTATGAACATTGCAGCATATCTGCGAGTTTCTACTGATAAACAGGCAGATAAAGGATATTCTTTATCCGAACAAGAAAAGAGGATTAAAGCATATTGCAATTCAAAAGATTGGGATTTAGTAAAGATATATAAAGATCCTGGATTTACAGGAAGTAATCTTGAACGTCCTGCCCTACAAAGTCTCATTGAAGAAATTGATGCATACGATATTGTCCTTGTAAACAAATTAGACCGTTTATCTAGGTCACAGAAAGATACTCTATATCTTATACAAGATGTCTTTGCTCCTCATGGATGCAGTTTTGTTTCCATAGAAGAATCATTTGATACCACGACTGCATTAGGAATTGCTATGGTTGGTATCCTATCCGCTTTTGCCCAGCTTGAACGCTCCCAGATTAAGGAACGTATGAAGATGGGAAAAGAAGGACGTGCAAGAAAAGGATTATGGCATGGTGGACACTATATCCCCACCGGATATGATTATAAAGATGGTACATTGCATATAAATGATGAAGCTGAGCAGGTAAAATTGATTTTCCAAATGTATTTAGATGGAACGAGCATTCGTGATATTACACGTTTTTTGCAACAGCACTATACAACAAGATATACTTCTTGGAATTACGTAGGAACAGTAAGAAGAATCTTAGCTAATCCTATATATATCGGTATGGTTGGAGAATACATAGGGCAGCATGAACCGATTATAGATAAAGAAACTTTCGATAAAGTTCAGGTAATGTTAGAAGATAGAAAAAGAGGAGGCAAAACTCCAACAGGAAAACATTTACTAACAGGAATGATATATTGTGGTTATTGTGGTGCAAGAGTTAGGTCTGTTTCTACCAAACTCAAAGAAAAAAAATATAGTTATTACAGATGTGGTAAAATCGACTCTGCGCAATTAAATAAAATTGACCATAGGTGTGAACTCACTCCCAAAAAAGAAGAAGAAATTGACAACTTTGTAATAGCAGAAATATTAAAAGCTAAGCTTTCTGATATACAAAGTAAAGAAGAAATTGCTCCTGTCATCGATAATTCTACTGAGATTGAAAAGATTGATAAACAAGTACAACGTTTAATTGACTTGTATGCAATCTGTGGTGATGATGTTGAAGAACTCGCTAAAAAGATCAAAACATTAAAAAGCAAAAAAGCTTCCCTGCAAAAAATGCAATTAAAGCCAAAGAAGGCTATCAAAAAACATATGATTCATGCACTTAAGATTGCAAAAGAAACTTTTGAAAATGGCACAATCGAAGAAAAACGTCAAATCGTAGACGCGCTTATTTCAAAGGTTGTACTCTATAATGACTCTATAAAAATCGAGTGGAATTTTTAATGCTTATTTTTTTATAGACCTTTTACCCTTGGTTTTATCCATCGGTGAGAGGTCTATAAAAACTCTCAATCCTAGATGTTATCTAGCATTATACAATAATTTATAGAAAAATGGGATAGTTTTTGTTAGCTATCCCTAACTTTGTGCAATTTTACCTTAAAAAAACATGTTCCTTGTTAGCGCTAACTAACTTTGCACAATTATTAATTAAATAAGGAACTGAAAAGGAACTGAAATTATTACATTTTTAATTTCAGTTCCTCCTTCAGTTTCTTTTTAGTTCTTTCTATTATCTATTCATGCTGTCGAGTGCTTTTCTGATAGCTTCTCTTTCTCTATCATTCTGTGCTGAGTTCATAAGTCTCTGCAACTCCTCTTTGGTATCTCCGGAATAGTCATCATAATATCCGTATGATCTTCCTTCACTGGAATATCTTCCCATAGAGTCACGTCTTGCATTTGAACCACGACCTCTTGCATAAGAATTGCCATGTCCACCCATTCCATCATCATACATATAATATGGCATTCTTCCGTAATATCCGCCTGAATATCCTTCATCATGTCCATATTCCTGCTCCATAGCCTCAATAGTAGATATGTCTTTAATAATATCTATTCCTTTATAGAGTACTTCAAGGCTATTAGTGGTGAGTTCTTTTTTCTTAGCAATCCCTTCAAGTTCATCGCACAGCATGTCTTTAATCTGGTCATATACTTTCATGTGCGCTCCTTTCATGCAATCCTAGTAATAGTAAGATTTGCATTCTGTACAAGTATTGCTGTAGCCGCATCCGCTGCCGTAGCTCCTTCACTATCATTTTCTATTGACAATGTAAAGCAACATCCTTTAGGAACAGTGATAATCGCTGTTGATGTTACATTAAAGAAGTTTGCACTTGTTGGCGGATCTGCTGCAACCGCTGCGGGAGTAACTATTGCTTTAGATGATTGAATAGGTTCTCCATTAATTGCTAAAGCAATTGCTATTGAACCAAGTGTTCCATCGGAAGGAACTGCAATGTTTCCATTAAAAGTAGCCTGATAACGTGCAAAACACGCTGAAGGATTATTGACTACACCTTTTAGAGTAAGAATGCCTGAGCCTTCCCTGTGATATACATAGCCTTTACCGCAAGGAATACTACTCTGCAATAATACATTTTGGTTAGGCTGTACAGTCTGAACCGGATTGTATACATACTCAGCCATAGTTATACCTCCTTATCAGCCTACACCGCAGCCGCAATTGTACGCGCATGTATTTGTGCAGCAATTAGGGTTCTGAACAATATAAGCAGGTCTAGGAACCGGTGCAAGATACTGTTCAAGAGCATTTGTCTGTGCAAGATTGTCTGTAAGAAGTGTCTGAGTCTGAGCGTTATTGTTAGCTCTAAGCTCAGCCATTGTAAGCTGATTCTGAAGCTCAACAATCTTTTCATTCTTAGCATCAATCTTATCCTGGCACATCTGGTCAAGGATTCTCTGTGTAGAAGCGGTATTAGCTGCAAGTACATCCCTAAGAGCGTCATTGACTGCTGATCTATCTGCACATGCTTCTGTTGCAACTGTATACTTAAGGTCTGAAAGTCCTGCTCTGTTATCGCAGCAGCACTGAGCAAGCTGACTCTGAACACTGTTAAATCCCTGATTCATTGCTGTCTGATTTGCGAATGCCTGCTGAAGGTTTGCAATCTGTCTTGTGTTATTTGCAATCTCAGCCTGTGCAAATCCGTTATTTACTGCCTGTGTGATTCCGCTACCTGTCTGGCAGATATTCTGATTAATACCTGCTATGCCAAGCTGAACGTCACCAAATCCGGCTGTAACAGAGTTCTGAAGGCTACTAATTGCTGAGTTCGTAGCTTGGTTCTGGAAACCGTTACTTGTGATCTCAGCCTGATTCATCCAAGGATAAAGCATTGCACCATCAGCGGCGAAGCTATTTCCACCCCATCCGCCAAATCCTCCGCCCCATCCGCCAAAAGCGAACAGAAGAATAAGGATAAGCCACCAGTCACCGCCATAACCAAATCCGCCCATACCATTCCCTGCACCATAAGCAGGAGCAACCGGCATATACATCTGTGTTCCGTTATCCATAGTATTACTCCTTTCGTGAGTGTATATATGTGTTTCATGCGCATAGAAACCAATTTGAATTAATCTCACGAAAGGCTTATACTTGTTTTGTTCAGGAACATGCGTAAGCATTTTCGTGAGATTAGCGTATTGATAGTCCTATACTATCTGTACGCTTTTCTTATTGTTGGTCTATAATGTTTTGCACCTGTTCAACCTGCCCTTGATATGATTGAACATTGTTTGGAAGCTTACCATTATTCATAAGGTAACGTCCTATTTGTTCATAGTTATTACCCATCGATTGAATATCTTTTACCTGATTTTCATTAATCATTCCTCTTTGCTGTAAAAGGCTGGCAAGCTGATTAGGATTTTGCTTTATTTGTTTTACCTGTTGCATTATGTTCATCATATTCTGCATAGGATTCATTCGCGCCATCCCTTGCATAGCCATTGGATTAAAAAAAGGATTCATATTTTACTCCTCATCATCGTCAATAACTGTTTTCTTTTTAGTAGGCTTAAAGGAAATCTGTGATACTCTTTTTTCTACTTCTTTCTGTATCTTATCCGTGATTAGATTATCTAACTCTTCTCTTCGGATATATTCTCTAAGGTCAACTTTTGAATCAGACGTATCACTCTCATCAACAAGTCTCTTCTTTATAAATGTTGTTTTTCCCAATTGGTCTACAGATTTCATATAAAGATAAGGTTCTTTTTGATTCATAAGGAAAATACTCTGCCCTGGATTTAAAGGGAAATTGGTTCCTTCTTCCTCACTTGCCACCCACGCAAGGATCTGATTTTGTACACTCTGCATAGGTTGTGAGATGGGCTGTGAAACCTGAATAGGCTGTTGATACTGTTGCTGATAATTTGGATAGTTCTGATAATAACTTGGATATGTAGAATAGTTAGGATAATTCATAATTTTCCCTTTCGTAGTAGTAAATCACTGTGCAATCTAAAGAGTTCCAGGAATCGTAAACCACTCCGTCAATACATGCTGCTACATGCGTCCCAGTTCCAAGAATATATGTTCCTTTGGGATGGTCTATAGCAAAATCCTCAAAGCTATAACAATCCGGGCAAGTATCTGGAAGGATATGTTTCTGAAAACCTTTTGTTCGTAAATATGAATTAAGGACTGCGTTTGAAGATGGCATATCAGCCATTAAATATCCTTGCATAACCATGTCAATATAGGCTGTCTCCCAAGAAATATGTAATGCTTTAGATACAGCCCTAATCACGCAATCTCCAACGTTATGCTTATGTCTGGGGTTATTATTAAAGTGTTGATATACCATAATTCCTGCCCTCTATAATCTATTTTATGTAGCTGAAATGATGCTATCCATACGATATAAGTGCGACTAATATACTTTTTTCATCTTAAAAAAGTCCGATTTTAGGGCAAAAAAATAAAGGGTAGAGGTTTAATCCTCTACCCTTAAATGCTTGCATAGAACTTTCTCATAATCATAAGTTATCTTTTTCACTTGACTTACTGACATATCAAGTTCTTCTGCTAATTCTTCATATGTAAGACCATCACACCATCTAAGTATCAGCAATCTTCGATTGCGCTTAGCTCTGAATCCAACAACATATTCATTTACAATACTTTCTATAGTTGTTCTTTTCATATCACGAATCTTATGATCTTTATATTTCATTACATTCCTCGTAATTAATCCTCGTAATATACGCCTACAATAGTTCCATTATAAATATGTACTCCACCACTACTCCTATCTGTTCTCGCGGTAACTGAAACTGTAGCAACATTTCCGCTTAGTGAAGAAACTCTAGCATCATAAAGTTGTGCAATATATGTATCTAATGAAGTACAGCTAATTGACTGCAAAAAAGCCATACGTGTTATTCTTCCATAAATACCAATATTTATTTGCGCCGATGCCGTTGTATATGAATTATTTGTCATATTAAGAGTAATAGAAAAATCATAATAGGCATATGTCGGGGCATCGGCTGTCTTAAAAGGGTGAAAAGTACCTGCCCCTCTCGCAGAGCTTGAGTTCCAACCCCACTTTCCATTTTTATAATCAAAATAGAACTTTGTTCCATTAGCAGTTAATTCACTATTTAAGTTGCTTATATTTGTATTAATAGTTCCTATATTTGTGTTTATCGTACTTATATTTGTATCATGTGTATTTATCTTGCCATCAATTTCATTTATCTGAGTTGCACCAAATGTATCACCCACTTGTGAGTATTGTGTTGAATCAACAAAAGATATAGTTCCATCACCATTACTAATTTGAGTATATTTTCGATTTCCGGAAAATATATCATCTTTATAATTTGTTCTAAGTGCCATGCTAATTCTCCTTTTTTCAACAAAAAAAGGAAGCTCTGCATCAGAACTTCCTTTTCATAAAGTATCTTATTACTTTTGGTCAGGTTCAGGAGCGTATACTGTAACATCTCCATCTCTGCCTATATAACTATTACTGCCACTCGGAGTCGTTTGAGTAACTGTGACTGGATTATCTGGTTTATTAGCTTCAAATAAAAGAAATCCGAAGATAGTAATAAGATTGACAAAAATAAGCACACAAATAATGCCATTCTTCCAGCTGTTCTCTATCTTGTGGCTTTGATCCTGCCTGTTCATATCATCTTGGTGCACGTAATAAGGTACGTTAAAAGAGGCGGGGATAGGCTTATCTGCTTCAATCCCTAATTCATTTTTTAATTCATCTACAGTATTTACCATAATTAAAAATTCACCCTTTCAACAACTTTTGCATAATACATTATACATCATTTTCGACCTATTTCATATAACTTATTTACTGCTTTTCTTACAATTTCATAATCATATCCTGCTTCAGTTAATCGTTTCTTCCTTTCATCTCCATTGCCCCATTTACCTGCTTTTACCTCAAGTGCAATTTCGTCGATAGACCTACTTGAAACAATATCGTATTTGGGATGACCAAAAAGAACTTTGCCGATGTAATTTGCTTTCTTGTACTTCTTTTTGGCTACGCCACCACCATTTCTAACAACAGAATCCGCATTTGATGTGTTTCCTTCGATAGTATAAAAATATACTGAATCAACATCATAAACTATTCCGGTATGATAACAGCCACTTGAGTTACCATTTTTCGTAAAGAAAATCTGATCTCCTATTCTAGGCGTTTTGTCTAAAGCATTATGTTTTTCATACATTTTACAAGAAGCAACCGTATAATCATCAAAGTTTCCGTTAAGTAATGACTTTGCAGTCGCAATTCCATAAGCTTTATAAAAGCACCAATCCACAAACGCATCACACCATAACGAAAACTTATCCATTGTAGCAGGATAGATTTTATTCATTTCATATCCGTATTTAGTTATATTGTCATTTCCTGCACCTGCGGTCTTTTGATATATCACATCCGGATTTTTCTGATAAGCGACTTTGGATTTTTCCAAATAACCTACTTCATCAGATGCAATCTTGATGACCTTATCAACCGTATTCATCACTCATCCTCATCATTTACATCAACATCAAGTGATTTTCCATCAACCCATGCCTCACAAAATGCATAGATTGCAGCTGAAAAAATACTGCATAGGCTTCCTATTATCACAACCGTTTCATTATTGCTTGATAAACCTGAAATGGAAGTAGCAACACTTGCCAGGAACGCCGCAACACAAATCCAAAACTTTCTACTTGTAAGCTTATCCATATATTCTCCTTTCTATACCCTTATGGTATTTCCTCTTTGACCAAGCCTAAACTCAAAACGTATCTTTCCAGCAATAGAACTTTCAATATGCTCATATAGGTCAAGTTCAGCTTTTTCTATCCTATTAAGCTCAGCATAATCAATAAAAGCTCCATTTTCATAAAATGTCTTTTTCTTACCATAATCAAATAGTTTGATTACATCTTGAATGCCTTGAAGCCCATTTTCTATCTTATTTATTTCGTCTGCAAAAATATTATCATTATTAAAATCAGGGCTTCCCGGTGTTGGAAAATGCTTGTCTGCACCAAGATTCAACACTGGAAGCCCATAAAACAATTCTGTTCCTCTATCTCTTACATACTGAAGATTATTTTTTATTCTGTTATAATCCTGAACATTAAAAAAATCTCCTTGGTAAATAGCTGCACTATCATATTCTGCTTTCCAATCAGTTTTAGGTGTTGTCCAAGCCATAACTACTCCTTTTATCTAAACAAAATCATTGCAGCTCCATTTCTTTCAGCATCAAATAAATCTGTACCAGGCATTCCGGTATCCGTCACGCAACAAGCCATTGAGTTTGACGCAATATCTCTTAACCAAAAGCCTCCTTCAAGACTCATTACAGGGAGGTATTTCTGGAAAATCTCAAGTTGATTATATGCTTCACCTGTCTGCAAAGGATCTTTTGAAAAAATGGTTGAACCATAAACCTGTCTTTCTGTTAATGCAGAGATATACATATGCCTGTCTCTTGTAAGGGCAATTTCATCATCATTTTTCCTAAAGTATTTTGTTGTACTTCTTAGATAATCAAGCCCTGATTCTCCTCCAAAAATATTTAACATATCTTCTTGAACATTATCCATTACCGTTGTTTCTAAGTAATTCTGATAGAATGAACCTTTGTATCCAACATCCATAACAGATGTGCTTAAGTCATGCCATTTTACTAATCCAACAGAAAAAACAAGTGCTATATGGTCTACATCTAAGCAAATAGCACTTGCCGGATCGGATGCACTGTTTCGATTTCCACGAAAAGGGTTATATCCTGCAATAAAATACCTATAATTAATCCCATCAAACCAATCTCCAATATCAAAGCCATAACGTCTAAGTTCTGCATGATGAACCGCAAGAGATAGATTATCCGCCCTTGAATTGTCATCTCTGGGATTTCTAAGATTTATATAAAACGTACCACGATCATTTACTACAATACTGTTTCCATCAGGCTTACATATTCCAAGAATACTATTTGTAGCTATATCTGTATACTTTACAAATGTCGATGTATCAACAGCTGAAGCCATTACGTCATAGTAATACTGTGCAGTACTTCCTTTTATATAATATGTCTTACCACTTACAGGTGAAGTATCTTCAGTAAGAACATATAAATCCTCTTGATTATCATATTCATATAGTCCCAATTCTTGAGGATTATCACCGCTTTCCACCTGATAAACAGAATAACTATCTTCTTGAACCCTGATTATTGCAACATTAGTTCCTGCTCCATAAGATATTCCTGCCCCTTCATAAAAATCAGCTGTAGTTGTAAATGCATCTTTAATGTTATATACATTACCAACTTTACTAGCATCAAATTCCGGCAATTCTGCAAAATATATTGAACCACTTGCCTTATATGTAGATGACATTGCAGCATTAACCGAATTTTCCAAACTCGTAACGTTAATTTGTATAGTATTAATACGCTGAGATAAATCATCTTCTGCTGTTGTTGCTCTTATGATTTCTGTTTCAATACCATCATCACAAGATATTTTATTGTTTTCAATCTTAGTATTTAAAATTTCTTCTGTTTCAGTTGCCCTAACTTCCTCATTAAATATTCCATTTTCTATATTATTTAAGAGATCAGCTTCAACTACTTCACCTTTCCGCCAAATATGTTTTACATATGCCATTTTTCTCCTCCTTAATGAGTAACACTTTCGTCAACTGTTGCTGAATCAACAACAGCAGGCAAAATATAACTAACTCGCCTTGCAGTTAATTTACAAGCCATACTCATTCCGGTACTTGTATCTATTTGAGTACTTGTTATTCTTACAAGGTTTTTCTCTACTTTTTTATTTTCAGTGTAGATTAAGTCATCCGGATCAAGAGCTGGCTCACCACGATACGAAATAACATAATCAATATCATTCGCAAAGTAATCAGCAAGCCACTTAGCCTCTTTTTGTGCATCCGTTATATTATCTATCAATAGATTGGATGCAGTTTTATCATTTCCTATCTGCCTTACTTCTTGTACAACTTCTTTATTCGATACAACAAACTCTATTCCGTTTATATTTACTTCTGCGGCAACTGTAGATGTAAATTCCACATAATAAGCACCACTACTAACAAGATGTAATGTTCCAGACTGCGCACTTGCATAACTAAGTGTATAATTATGACAAGGGTTATTGAATGTAACTATGTTAGTTCCAACCTCAGCCATTGTGGTACTAATCTTTTTTTGTGCTACGCCATAACTATATTCAGAATAAGTAACATTTACATTTTTGACCTTTTCAGCCACCGTAGCTGTCGGAGATGCTGTCATATCTGAGTAATCAAGTTCATAGTCTGTAATATCTCCAAAATCAATATGTGATAAATGTATCCTTTGATTTGAATTTGTCTTACTAAATACAATTTGTATTCTACTTATATCAATAAAATCATCATCAACCGTTGTAAAATAATCTACATCGTCACAAACAATGGTTTTTATCAACGTATTGTAATTGTAAGCATATATAGTAAACTCACTTGGCTTAACATCATTGAAAGTTAAGCTCATACCAAAAAACGTCCACGCTGCTTCCCATTGAACAGCTATTTGAGGATTAGTTGTAAATGTTCCATTATTATTTGATACATTGGATGAAATAAAACCTGTTGCAGAAAAAACATTTGAAGTTCTAGGAAGAAAATAATGGTTTCCATCTACTCTTGTATAGTTTTTCTCGGATGTAGCATAATCACTTATTGCAATATTCTTTTTAGGCACATTTGCAGGCTTAGAGTATGTTGTTACACCATTAGTTGTTACACTTACTATTTCAGGGGTAAAAGAACTTTTTATTTCAATACCTCCATCCCTTGTCTCTCGCATAATAGAACGGGATGCATTTGCTATAAGTTGTAAAAGATTCTTATGCTTTTCGATTGGCAAAGGATTTTTCGTAAACATTGTCTGAAGGTAATTATCAATAGTATAGTTCTCTATGCCCGCATCTTGACATACATCAACCGCAAGATCATATAATGACCTGCCATTAGGGTAATAGTTGCCCTTAAAATAACTACTTTCCGTATAATCCAAGAAACCTACTGCACTAAAAGAAGCCTGTGTATCATCACTCGACCATGTTTTAAGCCTTAATTTTCCACCAGGTATTGTATAAAGTGTTCCATCAGGAAGCTTACGCCCATATGTAAACTCAACTTCCTGTTGTTCTTCCAAGAATGCAAGATAAGAATTAGGATCATCTGCTGCAAACTTCTTATTATAATTATCAATTGAAAACGAAAATGCTTTTGTCGGAAGCTCATTTGATACATGCGAACACTCTGACTTCCAAGAAGTAGCTATAAGTGAGAAGTTATCAAACATTAGTCCTACGCCAAATAGTATTGATAATATCCTAAATCTTTTCTGCCCACCAACCATTGCATGTGGTGTTATTGTGATATAAGCTGTATTTCTAAAAATATCTTCAGTAACCCATTCACCTGCTTGGTCATTTGTATACGAATATGTATCTGAACCATTTGTAATTTCAAAGCTTGTCGGATAATATTCACCAAAATCTATTGTTAAACCTTTTATGTCAAGATGAGTATATTTCCCAAAGGTAAATGTTATTGAATCAGCCATTTCCTGTGTAACAGCACCTTGATATAAAGCAAAAGAATTTCTATTTCTTGGCAAAAAGAACTGTGTCCCATCAGCTTTTATAAAATTTTCTTCCGGAATAGCATAATATCCTTCAAAATCTTTAGTTGTATTTACAAGCTGTGGAGATGAATAGATTGTAAACGTTCCATTTGTTACGCTATGAGCTTGGGCTTCTTTAGAAATAACGCCGAGATATACCCAAATATAGCTTTCTTCTCTTAAATATTCTTTTTGTTCTGCTCTATATGCTGAACTTACTGCTTGCATTCTTTAGCCCTCAAATTTACTCTCTATAAGTCCACAGTCAATAATATTCACTTTGCAATCTTTAAAATTCATGGGTTTTGTGTGATCCTCATCAAGCCAATATACTTGCGCTGACCTATCACCCGGATACATCTTTAATATTACAAAGTCATTTGCAAGTGGACTCCAAACCTTTGCAGTAACAAAAAAATTAGAAAATAGGTCACATATAAGATGCCATTCATCAGGTGTAAGCCAAGTCCATTGCAGGTTGTTATATTTTAGATTAGTCTTTCCAACTTTTTCTGCGATAACTTCAGCGTTTGCATTTCTTCCTGAATTAACAGCATCACTTAAGATAATCTCTAACCCAACACTAGGGCAAGGTAGTTCAACTCCATTAACTTCAAGAAATGCCATAATACACCTCCATAAAAAAGATGAGTGTCCGTTGAAAGACACTCATCCTAAATTTACCTTATAATATTCATTCCAAGTTTACTCTGACCACTCGTTGCCATTCTTGCTATATTTCTATCGTCAATTATAACTGGTTCCTTATCAAGTAAAGCCTGTGTTATTACTATCAGTCTACCAAGAAGTTCTGATTCTTGATTTCCACTTTCAAGAACCGCTTCTCGGATTCCTGTAATTTCATTATTTGAAGCTACTGCTGTTCTACCACCAATTGTTCCTACAAGCTCAGCACCAGCCTCATTAGCAAAGAACAATGAGCCTGTTGTTGGGAATCCACCACTTGCATACTGCCCTGGAGCATGAAAAGTGACTTCACTTGGAACCTGTTTAAGCTTTTCGATGAGTTCATCAATCTCATCCATTACGCTATGTATAGCCTCTTTCATGCTATCGCAAGAATTATTGACCGATTCTTCAGCTGCTTCGATATGTTCTTTTATCTTTTCTTCTATCTTAGTAAACGTTTCATCAGCAACCTCTAAAATATGTTCATATTGTTCTTGCCATTTTTCTTTCTCAAACCAAGGCACAACCTGATCTTCCCACCAAGCAAGCATTGTGGTATCCCACCATTCACTGAACAAATCAAAATGTTCCTGAATGTTTTCAGTGAGTGGATCAAAGATTTCTTCATTCCATCTAGCAGCTTCAACCCAAGTCAAAAGATCTGTAGTCCACCAAGTACTGATAGATTCTGTAAACCATGTTCTAAATCTTTCAAAAAACGGAACAAAAACAGTTGTCATAAGGTTGTTTAACATAGTATTCCACATTTCTGTACCAAAGCCCGTCATAATGGTGGTCTTTAATTGAGTAATATATGTCGAAACAGTCGTTGATAATGTAGTAAACCATGTTTGTATAGCAGTTGTTGATGTGCTTGAAGCTTCAGAAACACCGAGATTAAAACCTTCAACAAAATCTTCTCCATATGCCTTCATTCCAATATTAGGACTTCCATAATTTAATGAACCATTATTATGAACAGTATCATCCAGCATTTTGAAGAACGATTCTATAAATCCATTCGCTTCATCTTTCTTGCTTTCTGCACCTTCAACCCATCCCATAGTAAAATCTTCTCCATATGGAATAGATATTGAACTCATATCAATTTCATCAAGCTTTGCTTGTAATTCCTGAGCATAGGTGCTTGAAAATGTTGTACTTCCATCACCTGCAACAAGAGTCAAAGCATCTTGAAATTGCTGTTGAGAATCGAAAATACCTTGTGATGAAATTGCCCCCCATAATGTTGATAATTCTGCTGGATCAAGTTCACCAATCTTAGTTTTAAATGCCGAATACATATTTGTTGAATAATCTGTAGCAGGTGTTTCATAATCTAATGTATTTACCGCACTCAAAACATTGTTCAATACATCAACTTGAGTTTGTTTCATGCCAATTTCTGTTGTGGCAGCTGCGTTAGAAAAAGCTTCATTTTGATTTGCAATAAGCTGTTGCATAGACTCAATAACATGCGGATTGACCATACCCGGCAAAGCATTAAAAGCTTCATTAAATGCTCCAGCAAGTCCTTCTTGTCCCAACATTGCTTCCGAATATGTTTTCATTTGGTCTAATACATATGAATCCTTTGATTGAAACAATTTCTTTAAAGGAGATAAGGTTTCCCAATCAGCAGCAGCCCTTTCCGCAACACTTTGCATTTGGGTACTCATACTCTGGCTATAAAACTCAAATGCTTCAGCAGTAGAATTAGTGAGACGAGTTTTCATCTCTTCTGTATTTTTTGTAATAATATCGAGCTGTAGCTGATAATCTTCATCCGAAAACATGGGATTTTTGGCTTTGTACTCTTTTAATTCATTTACTCTATCAGTGTAAGTCTGATTAACCTTACCCATCTCTTCGTCATATTTAGATTGAATTTCACTTAAACCATTTTTAATAGCATCAGCCGCAGCTGCAAAATCACCATCAAAATCAGAAAGATCAAGACTTTCACCCAGTCTTTTGATACCTTCTACAGCAGGTTCTACATCTAATCCATTCAAATCGCCTGTAAAATTCTTTGTTGCTTCTCCTGCTTGATTTGCCGCATCTTTATATTTCTCATATGCTGCCGCTGCTTCATCTGAGTCTTTTCCAAACTGTTCAACTGCCTCTTGATATTTACTATATGATTCTTTTAAGTTTGTTATTGAACCGCTAACTGCATTTTTCTGTTCTTCTGCCCCTTTATAAAGATTAGCAATCATTTCATCAACATCTTTACCTTGGGCTTCCAAGTATTCTCTTTGGGAAAGCAAATTCATTACCATTGAATCAGTAGATTGGTCAATGTAATTATTTATAGCATTGCCCAAACTCTCATACTTACCAGTAAGAGAATCCGCCATGTTCACAGTAATAGTTTGATTGCTCTGTAAAGCAGCACTTAATCCTTGTATCGACTTTCCGTATTCTTCAATATCACCCCTATCTTGCGTAAGATTTCTGGTTATATCTATCCATTTTTGCGTGTTTTCTGTAACAATGGATGTCGATTCACTATACCAATCTCTAACTTCTGCAATAGTTGTATCGCCTTGTGCAGTAATAGCTTCAAAAACATGGTCTAAACTAATTTGATTAGCTGCATCATTTATTCCTTTAATTGCAGCTACAGCAGCCACGCATCCTGCGGCAATAATTCCAGCAGGGAATCCAAGAAGCAATGTAAATGCAGCTCCAGCAATACCTACCTCTATCGCAAGATGACCAATCCCTTCTGCAAGGCTTTCTACTCCAAGCCCAATATTCTCAACCGTATTGCTTACTGCCTTAAACTCCAAAAAACCAGTTGCAAGACTTCCCAAAGCGGTTACGGCAGTCGGTAAACTTGCCGCAAAATTATTTACTCCCGTTTTTAAACTTTCAAAAAGTTCCGAGAAAACAAATTTTAATTTATTGGCAGTATCTAATCCCATAAGATTTGCCATTGATAATGGGGTTTGTATAGCATTGATGGCTTTCCCCACTCCGCCAAGAGAAGTTGTTAATTTTTGCAAAGGATTGTATAAAGCACCTATACCTGAAGCTGTTGCACCGATTGCTTCTGCGCCTTTTGCAACACCATTCATACCTTTCGCTATCGAAGATAAATTTTTAGCAGATATAATTATTGAAAATACTTTTAAAAATTCAGATGTCTTTGAAGCGGCAAAAGCACCAAATTTAAACCCAGCTATTGCCAATGCAATTCTCTCAAGTACTTTCGCAATATCTTTGGTTGAGCTTTTATCAATCCATTTTGCAATAGCTTCAAGAAATCCCATAAAAGCTTTGCTACTAACAAATTTAGCAACATCCTCAGCAATCTTAAGAATAGCTTCGCCTAATCCGGTTAATACTTTTTCTACTCTTTCTGCCGTGATAAGCTTAGTTATTTCTGTTACTCTTTCAAGGAATCTATAAAATACTTCTGAATTTACAAATCTTGCTAATGCAACGCCTATATTTCCTATCGCAGAAGCCATTCCTGTATGTATATTTTCAAGTAATTCTTCTATTGATGACCATACAGGTTGCAACTTTGCTCTTAATGTTGCAAAGTTAAATGCATCTACAACTCTTGAGAGTTCGCTGTTCATATGAGGAATTGCTTCTTCGATAATATATTTTATGTATTTTAAAATTCCCAATACAAATATATCTTCAACAACTCCACCTAAGAAATCTGCGACTCTATAAAGCTTCTTTGTTAGCTTCTCAATTGAATTAAGCAATGGAGAAAAATCAATATTCTTTGCCCAATCAATCATATAATATGAGATGTTTCTTATATGATCCACAAGCACAGCTGCAATATCTCTTAAATTCTCAAAGATATGAAATCCAACTCTTCCTTTATTCCAAGCCACATCAAAAGCATTAGCAAGATTACGAACTATTCTAAATACATCGCCAATAATCCTTAATAATTGCTCAAACATCCTGATTGTTTTTTCTTGATTCCATACTGTAAGGAAATCTTCAGCCATATCCTTGAAAAGCTTTCCTAAAGAGTTCATCATCGTCTTAAAGCCATCAATCAGATATTGTTTAGCTCTATCCCATGCTTCTTTTAGAGGGTTCGTAAATCTATCCCAATATTTTTTAAATGTATCAAAGAAATCTTTCATCTTTTGGCTAACAGGTTCGATGTCCCATTCAGCCATAGGATTTCCACCTTTTCCGCCACCGGACTTTTCAGACAAAATATTTAGCTCATCAATTCCCATTGTAAGTTTACTCTGAGATTTTGATGCCTTATCAAGAGACTCTGCATAGTTATTTACATCTTTTGTTGCCTTTGTATATGTACTGCTACCGGTTGCTATTGCAAAAAATTGTCCTAGCAACCCTAAAAGATATGCAAGCTTGGATGCAATCATGTCAATAATAGGAGCTACAGTGTTTATCAACGGCTCAAATGCACCTACAATAGCACGTCCAATCCAAGCAAAATCAGCAACAATATTGGACATACTATCATTAAACTGTGTTCCTAATGAATTTGAAAATTTAGCAAGAGACTGAACTGCATCACCTACATCTTTTATCAAAGCTGTAATTGCTTTTCTAACAAGCATGAATGTAAAAGTACGCATTACTCTCTTCCAAAAATTCGAAAGATTTTTTAATTTATCTTGAATATTATCTGAAAAATGACCTATTGATTCATTTATCGATCTGAACTTTTCAATATACTCATTTGCAGCTCCTCTAAGAGGTAGCATCAAATATTTAAAAGCAGTTATTCCGGCATTTCCAACTCTGTCTAATGAACCCGCTAATGAATTAAATCCATTAGCAAAAGCTTCTATATTGGTTAAAACATCCCTATCCCCACTTCCGAGCAATTCTTTTCCAGATATATCTTCTGCTGATTTAGCCGCATCCTCCAACGCTTCAGCCGTTTTTTCAGATGCCGAAGCTAAATCTTCAGCAGCGTTATTATCACTTACCAGTGCATCAGCTAATCCAGCTGTTTCTTCCTTTGTTCTAATTACAGCAGGAAGTAATTTTGTTTCAACTGTTTCTGCTACTCGTTGCGGAGCCGAATCATCAAAATTAGGAATTACGAAACCTACATTTTTGATACCATTTAATAAACTGTTTGTTCCTTTAATCAATGATTCAGGAATTTCAAACTTATCATTAAATACACCAAAATATCTATCGAAATCCGGGAACTTAAAGCCTGAAACAGCTTCCTTAAGATTTTCACCAGCCTTAGCTAATTGTTGAACCTCTCTAGTTGCGACAGATGCCCCTTGTGCAACCTTTTCCAAGCCAGCACCACTCATCTTATTAATATTTGCTGATGTGTCATTTGCTGACTTTGCAATGGTATTAAGTATTGTTACAAGCTTTGTCCCGTCTTTAAGACCTAACTGCCTATTTAAGCCTTGAAGAGACGTTACTAATTCTCTTATACTGGATGCAGCATCACTTGCACTAGATTTAACTTGTATATTTAATGAATCTATGTTCATAATAGTCATCCTCATAAGAAAAGACAGTGACCTAAGTCACTGCCCTTTCTTTTGCTTTGACAATTCAAAGTTTGTCTGTCGTATTCTAAGACTAGCCATGAGAATATCACGTCTTTTCTGCTTTTCTTCTTCAGACAATTCTCCAGCATTACTTTTTATTGACTTCAAAGAAGGATTCTTAATCACATCGAAATAAGATTGTGGTTTTTGTCCCTTCCTTCTGAACATATTACCTGTTGCTATACTAACGGCTTCAAATATATAACCTCCAAGAAGCCATTGATCTTCATCTATTATTTTTCTTCTTAATTTATAACCCTCAAGTATCGGTTCTAATATTCTTGGATTCATATCCCAAAATTCCCAATATGAATATCCCATCGCCAATACTGAAGGTAAAAGTTCTTTTTCATATTCCTCAGTAAGCGTCTTATACTTTATTGAATTGGTGCTTCGCCTACCTGAGTTGCTGTTACTGACTGAACCGTTGCTGCCTGAATAGGTGTTTCCTGAATTGGTGTTACCAGAGGAAAGGGTATCTCTTCCACCTCTTCCGTCTTTTTGTTGAGTGCTTGAAAAAAACGCGACTCATTCATTGCCTCTGTAACAGCTTCAAAAATACCATCAAGATTTCCACCATTTATTACATGCTTTTCAATTTCCTCATCAGCAGCATTCATGCTT